CCGAGGAATATAACAAATTGGGAATGGATAAAAACCAAAATTGGTATTCTTCGCAAAATGTTTATCGAATCTCTAAAGAAATTGACTTTGTACGATATAGTCACTACACTGATTTTACTACTTTGTATCTCTTTATGTTTGATAGGTATTTATACATATATGAACAAAATAAACTTCGTAATTTCTATGATACGTTTAATCAGCTAATTGAAAAGATAGGTTACTACCCTGCCGAATTTGAATGTTTCCCCGTTCTTAAATTCGCTTTTCCAAAGCATAAAATTCTATCTAAAAAGTTATGTAATAGCGATGCTAAAAGAGAGTATGAAAATAATGATTTACTTCGCCCCTACTTCAACTATATTTTAAATACTCCGCTTGGTCAATGGTGTGAACCCTATTCGGCTCAGGGTATTTTTACCCCTGAATCATTTGACAAACAAGGTTTAAACCCTCGTTTATCTGATGAATATAAATCTTATGAAAAGATGCAAAAACAACGTTTAGAAAAAAGAAATAAAAGTAAGAAATGTAATAATACTAAATTAAATGGCTATCGTAGAATGGCTTAAAAAATAAATGTATAACTTTTAATTTAAAATTATGTCTAAAGTTCCATTAATTAAACCTAGTAGAGCAAATCGCCCT